CGGTGAATTCATAGTTAAGAGCGTTCTTCATATCCTTGGCAATACCAGGTGCATCGGTAGCCTGAGTGTGAACATGAATCTCTCCTACGCTCATTGTGCTGGTATTTCCTCCGCGCAAGGTAGAAGCGTGAGACGCAATCATGGGCATATTGGACGCGCCCGCAATCCCCATAAGCAACTGTGCTTCTCTGGCCGTGCGTGATGCCTCACCTGCTCTATCGCGTGGGCGAGCATAACCCGATGAGACAATCGCGCCCGCATCATAAGCATTGGTTGCGCCGCGCAGACGGTCTCCCGCACGCTTCTCTTTTCCTTTCGTCAGTTCGTATTGCATGAATTCCAATTGCTCGGCTTCAGTGGAACTGTGAATGTCATGCCCTGACCACTTTTTGAAATCAGCTTGGCGAGCTGGACCAAACTGCAAGAGTCCGTATCCCTTGCCGCCACCGATCTCTGCTTGATCGGCCTTTCCGGCGCTCTCTCGATTGACGCGCGCGGCGAGCCCGGCTGCCTGAGCCGAGGTCCACCCCTTACCCTCGAAGAATCGCATTACCTTACTGGAAGAAACGGAATCCCATGCCCTACTCGCATATCCAGAAACTTTGTGTCCAGCCTCTATCGCCGCATCTTTAGCCTTCCCCGCCAGTTGCTTGACCGTATCCCAATGCGTAGCCATCCAATAGACAACAGCCGTGCATACAATTGCGATAAGCCCGAGAAGCAACGATGTACCTAGCGTCTCTGGGGCAGCAATGGCGCTTGCTTCCGCCTCTCCTGCGATTACGGCACCTTCCCCTGCCACGGCTCCAGCGGACGCGCCAGCGCCTTCCGCCGCGCCAGCAGCATTTCCCGCTACACCCTTAGCAAACTGTGCTCCCATGCTGCGAACAAACCAATTTGCGGCCTTCTTCATCAGGACAACCGACCCAGCCATGAACCCGAGTCCGCCAATTCCCGCCGCTCCAAGAATCGCATCACGCTTCCCGGAATCCATCTTCGTAAGCTTCTGCACCCATCCGCTAAGAAGGCTCACAAAGGGGCTGAAAAGTCCGAGAATGTCCCATCCCAGTTTGCGAAACTCGGCACCCAGTAGAACCATAGTTTTTAGCAACTCGGTCTGCTCTTTGGTCTGCTCTTCATTCGGGGCAAGCTTCTTCAAGGCTGCGAGATTTTCTTTCAGCTGTGCCGATGTAGTGGTAAGCAGCATCGTCATCAGGCTTGGCGCTATTCCCGCCGCAATGCCTGCCTGAAATGCCATTTCTCTCTGGTCGCCGGTGTATTTCCCATCGCGCCCGAAAGTTTTTAGGCTATGGCGCTGCACGTCCATCAACTGCTCTTCTGGAGTTTTGCGAAACTCTCCCATTCCCATTCCGATTTGCGTGTAGTAGCGGCCCACTTGTGGCATAGCGCCACTTCCGCGAAAGAGCTGATATTCCGCCCCGCGCATCATCTGGAATGTTCCCGCTACGTCTTCTGCGCCACCGCCAAACAGTTTTGCGGAGTTTCCCCACGCTGACAAAGAAGAAACGCTGACATTCAGGTTCGTGCTCATCCGCTGCAAAGCATAATTCGCCTGAATCGAATCAGAGACAAATTCCTTGAGTGCGATTGATCCACCCAACAAGGCGAGAAACTTAATCGCTCCGCTGGTTACGTTCTCGTATCCTTTGGCTGATTCCTTTTGCAGGTCATTCGCCCGCTTGGTATCCTCATTGGCGCGGCGCATCGCCCCTTGCTGCCGCTTTAGGCCGTCAAGACGCTTGCTGAGTGCATCGCTTTCTTTTTTGTAGCTATCGCTCTTTTTGTCGCCCGTCTTATTCAGTTCGCGGAGAGCCTTAGTGGTCGCCGCAATCTGATCTTCCAGCGAGCGCATCTTATTTGTGGCGTCGGCAGAATCCTGAGCGAAGCCCTTCGATTCGAGCCCCAACCGAACCACCAAACTGTCAATCAGCGTGGGCATATCACTCAGCTCCTAGTGATTCGTTATATGCGTCCACTGCCGCTACTTCGAGGAGATCGTATGCGTCCTTGACTCCGTAGATGGTTTCCAGTTCATGCAAGGTAGCCAGTCTCCTCGATATAAGCGTGCCGATGATACGCGGAACATTTACAAACTCTGCCGGGGCGTGCTGCTGGCCGACGTTTCCTCTTCGGGCAAGAAGAAGTTCACGGCGGCCACAAAAAAACCCATGTTCAATTTCCAGAATTCGCGTTTGAGGTGAACCGCCGTCATAACCTCTTCAATGTCCGGACTGATGCCCTCACGCACCAATGAGCGCTTGACGTTTGGATTAGTGGTAGGCTTCGGAACAAATTCAATTCCTTCCATCATCATCGCAAGCAATGGAGCGGCTTCCGCATAGGGAATCTTCCCGATAGCATTCATTCCCACTTCCGCAACGCCCGCAATTCCGAGATGCTGGAATCCTGGAGGAAGTTCAATGTTCGTCGCCATCAAAGCGAATAGAACCCGTGTGGCCCATTCCTCGGCTTGTGTCGCGCTCATCTCGGTAAGAAAAAATACCTTGCCGTGATCTCTTCCTTCATCCGTCTCAGTGAATAATGCAGTATGACGCGCCATGAATTCTCCTTAGAAGGCAACCGCGCGGGAACCTCCTGGGAGGCTGCAAGAGGCGAATACTTTAATCCCGCGCGGAACTCAATTTAGCTCAGAGACGCGGTAAGCTTTTCCCAAGTGATCGTATATTCCTGCGCCTGTAGAACCTTGGAAGCGTCCGGCATTACCTTTGCCGACTCCACAACGCCATTAACGCCCGCATAGACCTTTCCTGTAGCGGGAACGCTGATCGACCCGGTAATGCGATAGCATTCTCGCTGCTGCTGAGTGCTCTGAATGATGTTGTCAAAAATGTCGATGCCGAGAGAATCAGCTTGAAGAGAAAGCGTCATCTGAACAGGATTCGGAACATAGCCAGCAGACAGTTTCCCGTCAACGCCCATCATGGTCTCTGCAAGTTTCAATGAGTCACTTGACCACACCTTGTCCGTCGAGTATCCGGAAAATTGCTGTGGAGAATCGTATAGTCCTGGCACAGTGATGGTCAGCACTACGTTTGTAGATGTAACTGTTCTTGCCATGATTTCCTCTTTTCATTTTGCTGACTACATTATGTCAATGGCTTGAAGCACCAATTTCTGTACGGCACCGCCGTTTGTGTACCAGAAATTCTGGATGGGAGTCTGGCGAAGCGTTCTCACCGATGGCCCCGGATCAAGAATCTGCAAGTAGTACCCTTGAGACTGTATTGTCGATGCGACATTCTTTCCAGCCGCGTTGTTAATCTCGACAATCTGCGCGTTGGATAGAGTTACGCCTGTGCGAATCGCTCCGAAGTTAATCGCCGCCGTGATGACATCCATTTTGTCAGCGCGAAGCATGTTGTAGCCCGCTTCGTCATATGGAACCGATCCGACCGAAGTCAGCAGATTGATGTCCGCAACTTGGAATTGGTCAAGCAGCCATACCTGGTCAATGAAGTCATCAAGCCAGTCGAACTCTCCCGCCATGGCCCCATTCGCAAAGAAATTCCACGAATTGGCCTTGCTTCCCCATGTGCCATAGAAGCTGTAACCGTTGGCTACAAGATTGTTTTTGATCTGGAGGTTGTTCACTGTAACGCCGAGCCCAGACTGACTCTTGAACATGAACGTGATACGGCCATTCTTCGCGGAGAAATCTACCGAGGCAGCAGCCCCGAGAACAAATGCAGCCACATTGAGCACCAATGCTCCCAACGTGGTTCCAGCCTGAGCAGCTACGTTTGGGTCGCCAGAAATGGCAATCACGCCGTTGTATGCAGCCTGCTGAATCAGATATCCGAAGCATTCGGTACTGCCCTGAATGATTGTTTGCGCGTCCGTATCCCATCCGGCATAGAAGTAGGGATAATACTGCTGTCCGTTTACCCAGATCGCAAAGTTGAGTTTGTCGGCAAGCAGAGGCTCCCAAAGAGTCGTGAACCCGCACCAATTCTGTGACACTGCAATTGCGCTGTTCATCGCAGATGCGGGAGTATCGGCGACAC